GAAGACGACATGACCGAGTGTCCGCTTGCCACGCAAGACGAGACGATCAACAAGGGCAACAAACAAAAGGCAGTCCTGACCGCAAGCTACGGCCCTAGCGAGGGTGAGCAAAAATGCGGCAATTGCAAATATGGCATGAAGCTCAAGGGCTGCGGCCTCAAGAAGGGCGAAGTGTTCTGCGATATTTTTGAGTTCAAGTGTGCGGAAAGCAATGTCTGCGATGCTTGGGACTCGATGGAAGAAGAAGACTAATGTGGTTGCCAGTCGTGTTTTTCTGCGCGGCTGGTTCTTGTCAATTCTGGACGGATGCCGCATATAACAGCCAGCAAGACTGTATTCAGGCGGTTGCAAAAGTCATAGATATTATAGATGCCCACCCTGAGACAACGGTTGCGGGTCAATGCTTGAAAGTCAACGAAAGGTTAAAAAATGCCTAGTCTGTCAAAAGCACAGAATCGGTTTATGCAAGCTGCGGCCTCTAGCCCCAAAATGGCTAAAGAACTTGGCATCCCTCAGAAGGTCGCCAAAGAGTTTGTAAAAGAAACTGGCTCTATGAAGGGCAAGCCTGAAAAGGTTAAGAAATGAAAAAGGAAGTCTACGAAAAGCCGCGTCCCAAGTCTTTAGGCAAACCCAAAACACTATCCGCGAATCAAAAGAAGGCGGCAAAAGCGTTTGCGAAGAAGTCAGGAACGGCTTATCCCTCTTTAGTAGCTAATATGGCTGGAGCCAGAGCAAAGCGATGAAGGTTAGAGATGCAGCTAAAATCTTTGAGAAGTACGATAGAAAAACTACACAGAAAATGGCTGAACACAATCGCGAGGGTGGCTCAGTCCGTAAGCCAGTTCGTAGCACCAAAAATGCAAGTACCGCTGACAAGTACGATAGAGCCAAGTTCATCTACAGGAAAGCCGCACAAGCGATCACAGCGGGCCATCCACTCAAAAACGATAAGGGCGAACCAACGCCAGCGGCACTCCAATTCAAAAGGTGGGCAGCAAAAGTCCCTCAAGACCAAGACGACCTCCGAAAGCTAAAAGCCTTGGGTGCGCGGTTGAAAGAGCGTTACAAGCCTAAAGATGCATAACACAGCACTAGAGGCGGGCAGGTGGTTCTTCCTGACTTATGGGAACCCTTCTGCGTTAGTGGTTGAGGTTGGCTCCCAAGATGTTAACGGGAGTCTGAGGCAGGTTGCGGTCTGCGACAAGTATGTGGGCTTGGACTTCCAGCATGGCAAGGGAGTCGATATTGTCTTAGAAGATCCCTACAAACTTCCGCTGGTGGACAACTTTGCGGACATAGTCGTAAGCAGTTCTTGTTTTGAGCATAGCGAGTTCTTCTGGTTAACCTTTTTGGAGATCATGCGGATACTCAAACCAAGTGGTGTTTTCTACCTAAATGCGCCTAGCAGGGGCGACTATCACAGATACCCTGTAGACTGCTGGAGGTTCTACCCCGATGCGGGACAGGCCTTGGCTAACTGGGCTAACCGTAATGGCTATAGTGTTATCGTAGAAGTTTCCGAGACACTACAAGGGCCGTGGGGTGATTATGTCGCAATCTTCCGTAAGAATACTTAACCTCGGGTCTGGCAAAGACTGGCGCAAAGATTGTCTTAATGCGGACATCCAGCCAGAGAAGAACCCAGATTGGCTGCTAGATATACAAAATGTACCGTGGGGCGAGAAGCTCAACACTCGCCTGGGTATATTTACAGTAGAGCGCGGGATGTTCGACCAGATCATTGCGAACGATGTTCTGGAGCATATTCCCGACTTGGTCAAAGCGATGACCAACTGCAAGGACTTACTGCGGAATGGTGGCGAGTTCCACATCCATGTGCCGTATGACCTCAGTTTTGGTGCGTGGCAAGACCCCACCCATGTGCGGGCATTTAATGAAAGAAGCTGGCTCTACTATACGGACTGGCATTGGTATCTGAATTGGAAGGACAGGTTCTATCTAAGGGAGCTTGTCTTCAACGCAAACCCTGATATGGATGTCCCTGCGGAGGCGTTACCTTACGCTCCACGGGCTGTCGATTCCATGTCCGTCATATTGGTAAAAGGAAATGGCTGATATACGCTCACTTGTCTCGCAGATCCCGATGGAACCAGGGTATGTCCCTGCGGCTCCTGCGCCTGATCTGACGACCATTCAGCGTTTGTTATCTATTCCGCAAGTAGCAAGGGCTGTAGGCCAGAATCTAGCGGTAGGTGCGGCATCACTTCCCTATGGTATTTACCAAGGTTTCGGCAACCCTGCTGCGGGTGAGGCGGCTATGTCCCAGTTTCAACAAGAGTACGGGTACACACCTACAAACCCTGCGGCACAGCAACAATTGCGCGGTCTAGGCGAGTTCTTGCAAGAGCTAGAGACCGAATACAAGATTCCCCCCATTATGGCTCCTGTTGCGGCTACACCTGCTATGGGTATTCGCGGCATGGTTCCGCAAACAGAACGGTTAGCTAGGGAGTTGGTAAGCGAGATCCAGACGACACCTCCTACGGGTGCGGTTCAGTTGGCTCCCACACCTGGGTTACTAGAGAAGTCGGACATAGGCTTTTACAGTCAGTTAGAAGCTGCGGTACAGCCTTTGCAGAACAAGGGAACGGGCCAACAGTATTTGGCTCAGATTCAGAAGTCTGCGGGAGTAAAGCCAGAAGAGATCCAATGGACAGGCTTAGATGAGTTTCTGAAAAGCAAGCAGTCAGTAACCAAGCAAGAGATTCAGGATTACTTACAGGCCAACCGTGTGGATGTTCAGGAGGTGCGGTTAACTGGAGATCCAAGAAGCACAGAGTTTGATTACGCAACTGCGGACGATTACCAACAAGCAATATGGGATGCGGAAGATGCTGGCGATTTAGATACTGCTAGGATATTGCAGCAAGATTTAGAAGCGTTTCAAGCAATGCAGTCGGCTCCGTCTGAGCCAACCAAGTTCTCCAAATTTACCCTCCCAGGTGGAGAGAACTACAGAGAGATTCTGCTGACGCTGCCGCAGAAAAATCCTGAGTTTGACCCTGCTGATTTGGGTAGGCTTACAGAGTTGTCTAATAAAACACGGACTCCGGCAGAAACCGAAGAATACAGGGCGCTTGCTCAAAGATATGATGCAAGTTTGCGTGGCGAAACTACGCGTGAATACCGTTCCTCTCATTTCGACCAACCAAACATACTTGCTCACCTGCGGGTAAATGACAGAACAGTAGACGGTAAAAAGACTCTGTTTGTAGAAGAGATCCAATCAGACTGGCATCAGGCAGGGCGTAAGCAAGGCTATTTTAGTAAGAGCAAACTTGATGCTTTAGACACAAAGTTAAAAGCAAACGGCAGTCTATCTCCAGAAGATGCCGCCGAATATAATAGGCTTGTAGACTTAGAATCAATGCCAAAAACAAAGGGCGGCGTCCCAGATGCACCATTCAAAACCACATGGCACGAACTATCCCTAAAGAGAGCAATACAAGAAGCTGCGGAAAAGGGGTATGACCAAATAGCATTTACTACAGGCAAGACTCAGGCAGAGAGGTATGACTTGAGCCAACAGATAGATGAGATCAATGTGGTTGGTAGGACAGACGCCCTTACTGGAGAGCAAACCAAATCTGTTGCTTTAGATACAACGGGCGGTCAATCTCTCAGGTTTGGTATAAACAAAGATGGCATTGTTGACAATGTTAGCGATTCAAACATGAGCAACTTTATTGGCAAAGGATTGGACGAAGTAATAGGAAAAGACCTGGCCAAAAAAATCATGGATGGTGGCTCTCAGACAATTTCTGGTGAGGGTCTAAAAGTAGGCGGTGAAGGCATGAAAGGCTTTTACGACAACATCCTTCCTAAGTCACTAGACAAGCTCGGTAAGAAGTTTGGCGCAAAGGTCGGCAAGACAGAGATGGATGGCGTGGAAGTCTGGCAGATGGACATTACTCCGCAAATGCGAGAGTCCGTAGTTACTAAAGGCCAACCACTCTTTGCGATACCCGCTATAGGAGCAGGGTTACTTGGTGCGGGAATGATGCAGGAAGAAGAGACTTACTAAACTGTTGTAATATAGCAACATCACGAACACCCCGTAGAGGATTCGACAAATGGAACATGAAAATTTAGAGGAAGCAAAATCAAGTTGGGGCGGCTCCAGAGCAGGAGCAGGTAGACCCAAAGGGGCGACTAATAAGATCCCCAAGCAGGTAAAAGACAACATCGTTGCGGTCTTTGATGAGCTAGGTGGACTAGAAGAGATGGTCAACTGGGCAAAGTCAGACCCCAAGAATCAGACTGAGTTTTACAGGTTCTACTCTAGGTTGGCTCCTATAGAGCAGAAGGTGGTGGGCGACCCAGATCAACCTCTCAATATCGGGGTTGGATGGATAAAGTAGTCACAATTCCTTATAAGCCGAGGGAGAAACAACTTGCGATCCATGAGGCAGTTGATACTCACAGATTTTCAGTTGCAGTCTGCCATAGAAGATTTGGCAAAACAGTTTCGGCAATCAACCAGCTTATTAAGGCTGCGGTTCTGTGCGGACGGGAGAATCCTCGCTATGCCTACATCGCACCAACATACACACAAGCCAAGAGAGTTGCCTGGGACTACCTAACGCATTACACACAGCCTTTAGACCCCAAGGTCAACATTAGTGAACTGCGGGTGGACTTTCTAGGTAGGCGTATCTCCCTTTACGGAGCCGATTCGCCTGATAGTTTGCGTGGGATCTACCTAGACGGTGTGGTTTTAGATGAGGTGGGCGATATGAACCCGCGCATCTGGAATGAAATCATCAGGCCGAGTTTGAGCGACCGCCAAGGGTGGGCCATGTTCATTGGTACGCCTAAAGGTGCTAACCACTTTAAGGAACTGCGGGATCGTGCTGAAACGGAAGATGGGTGGTCACTACTGGAGTTTAAGGCTTCGGAGACTGGCATCGTTGACCAAGCCGAGCTTGAGGCGGCAAGACGAGAAATGGGAGACGATAAATATAACCAAGAATTTGAGTGTTCTTTCAATGCCGCGGTCGAGGGAAGCTACTACGGGTCGATATTTAACGACTTACCAGAAGAACGCTATAAAGAAATCCCAAGGGACGACCTCTGCAAGACCTTTACGGCATGGGATTTGGGGATGGGCGACTCAACGGCAATATGGGTTGCTCAAACTGTCGGCCAGGAAGTTCGTTTGGTGGACTATATTGAGAACCACGGGCAGGGCTTAGATTGGTATGTGCGGGAACTGACACATAGAGACTGGCATAAAGCCACTCACCTTCTCCCCCACGATGTGCAGGTCAGAGAGCTAACCACAGGCAAAAGCCGCTTAGAAGTCCTCAGAGAGGCTGGCTTAGACTGTACGGTGGTAGCTAGGCTAAATGTAGACGATGGCATACAGGCCGTAAGAAGGCTGTTGCCGAGGTGCTGGTTCAATCTCCCACAGGTTAAGCAGGGGTTGGATTGCTTGCGGAACTATAGGCGTGAGTTCGATGAAAAGAGACAGGTTTTCTTTGCTCGTCCCTTGCATGATTGGAGCAGTCATGGGGCTGATGCTTTCCGCTATCTTGCTCTGGGAATTGAAACAGACTCTACCTGGGATAAACCCATGAACATACAAACCAAATGGATCGTATAAATGGATGACTTAAAGTTAAAAACGGTAGTCCAGAGCGAGATTGACAACGCGCTTGGCTACATAGAAACAGAGACCACGGAAGAGCGCAGGAAGGCGATCAATTACTACAATCGTAGTCCGTATGGCAACGAGGTAGAGGGTCGCTCTACGATTGTTACGGGTGAGGTTGCGGAAGCAGTAGACGCGGCTTTACCTGCTTTGCTTCGTGTTTTCACCCAAGGTGATGATATTGTTCGTGCGGAGCCAGAAGGCCCAGGCGATGAGGAAATCGCTAAACAGGTCACTCAGTACCTAAACTATGTGTTCTACAGGGACAACCCTGGCTTTGCGGTTCTGAATATGTGGTTCAAGGACGCATTGCTACAGAAGAACGGCATTGTTAAGGTTTACTGGGACGACACCAAGCAGGTCAACTCTGAAGAGTACGAGAACCTCACAGAGGAAGAACTGGCTCTGATGCTTGCGGATGAGACGGTAGAGGTTGTCGAACAGGACAAGAAAAAGGTCGGTGAGATAGAACTGCCACCCAGTCCTGAAATGATGATGGTTGCCCAACAGTCGGGTGAGACACTAGAGCCTGAGACACAAGCTGTCTTTGCCTACGATGTGAAGATCCGCAGGGTTAAGAAGTTCGGTCAGGTCAGGATTGAGAATGTACCGCCCGAGGAGTTCATCATCTCCAAGAAGGCGCGGACAATTACAGACTCGCCCTTCTGCGCCCACAGGAAGCTCACTACTCGATCCGAGTTGATTGCGATGGGGTTTGATGCAAATGTGGTGGACGGGCTACCTGCCTACCAAGATTTAGACTTCACGCCTGAGAGGGTCGCACGATATACGCAGGGCGAGCAGCCTATGGATCAGTCTGCGGCTATAGATAAGAGCATGGAAGAGGTTGAGACCTTTGAGTGCTACATCCGTACAGACTTTGACGATGACGGTATTGCGGAACTCCGTAAGGTTCTCTATGCGGGCAACGAGATCCTAGAGAACGAAGAAATAGACTATGTGCCGTTCTGCTCTATCTGCCCGATTCCGATGCCGCATAAGTTCTTTGGGCATAGCCTTGCTGATAGGACAATGGACTTACAGTTAATCAAGTCCACGGTTACCCGTCAGATTCTTGACAACCTGTACCTGACCAACAATGCGCGGGTAATGGCGATAGATGGCCAGACAAACCTAGATGATTTGCTGACCGTCACTCCTGGCGGTGTAGTAAGGGTAAAGAGTGCCAACGCAGTTACCCCGCTTAATGTTCCCCCCGTTGCGGGTCAGTCGTTCCCCATGCTGGAATACTTGGACAGGATTCAAGAAAAGCGCACAGGGATTACGGCAAACTCACAAGGTTTAGACCCCAACATCCTACAGAACACAACGGCTGCGGCTGTTGCGGCTATGCAGAACGCTGCGGCTGGCAGGATAGAACTGATTGCTCGGACATTTGCTGAAACAGGTGTTCGTGATCTGTTTATGAACATCCTGCACCTCGTCTGTAAGTACCAAGACAAGGCCAGAATCGTTCGTTTAGCAGGTAAGTATGTGTCTGTAGACCCGCGAGAGTGGAAGTCCCAATACGATGTTTACATCAATGTCGGACTGGGAACGGGTACTCGTGAGCAACAGCTAACAATGCTCTCTATGATCCTTCAGAAACAGGAGGCTTTACTTGGAACGCCTGGAATTGGTCAAGCTCTGGTTGGCATCGAACAATATAGATCCACGCTTGGCAGATTTGTCGAAAGTGCTGGTTTTGCTGACTCCGCAGAATTCTTTCTCGAAGTATCTCCTGAACAACTCCAGCAGATGCAGCAACAGGCTGGAGCGCAGGGCGATCCACAGGCCCAGGCACTAATGGCTCAAGTTCAGGCCCAGATCCAAGCCTCACAAGCCAAACTGCAAGCGGACATCCAACTGGAGCAAGCAAAGGCACAGGCCGATATTGCGTTGCAACGAGAGAAGGCTGCGGCAAGTATCCAGCTAGAGCGTGAGAAGGCCGAAGCTAACTTACAACTCAAGGTCGCGGAGTTTCAAGCAGAAGCCCAGATGAAGGCCGCAAAGGTCGGGGCTGAGATTACCCAGAATGTAGAGATACCTGGAGAGCAACGAATTTGAACAATGCAGAACGGGCGCAAGCCTATCTACAAGACGAGTTTTTCTTAGATGTTGTGGAAAAACAACGACAGTTGTATATTAGCAACATTGTTAACAGTACTCAGGAAGATGCGGAGGGTAGGGAAATCAACTACCTAAAGCTGCGGGTACTGGATGAATTTATAGCGTCAATCCAATCCATTGCGGACGACAAGCTGGTGGAAGGGAAACGCTGGAAGATTTTTTAATCACTAGGAGTAAGTATGGACACCAACCCCGAAGGGAGTGTTAAAACCGTCACAGATGCGGCTAATGCGTTTTTAGGGATGATGGAACCAGAGGAGGCGCAAGCCCAACCCGAGGTTCAGGAAGAACTGGAAGCCGAGGCCGTAGAACAAGAGTACGAGGACGAGTCTGAAGTTGTGGACGAGTCAGAAGAGGCTACTGAAGAAGAACCCACTCCCACCTACAGAGTAAAGGTAGGCAAGGAAGAGGTCGAGGTTCCTCTTGATGAGCTTCTGAAGGGGTACTCAAGGACTGCTGACTATACTCGCAAGACTCAGGAAATTGCGGATCAGCGTAAGGTTGTAGAGGCTGAGAGAGCAAAGATCGAGGAAGCGGCAAAACTCCGAGACACCTACGCACAGAGGTTATCCGTGATTGAGCAGATGCTTAATCAACAAGACTCTGGCGAGGATTTAGCCACGCTGAAAGAGACAGATCCTATCGGTTACGCGACTCGTGTTGCGGAGCAGGTAGAGCGTGAGAAGCAGTTAAATGCGGTGCGGGCCGAGCAACAACGACTTGCCCAACAACAACAGGCAGAACAAGCGGAGAAGCTAAAAGCTCACCTAGCGCAGGAAGCCCAGAAGTTGTCGGAGGCAATTCCACAGTTTGCAGACCCAGTAAAAGGTCAGGCACTAAAAGCCGACATCCGCAATTACGCTAAGAACACGCTTGGTTTTTCAGACCAAGAACTCTCTGCGGCATACGACAGTCGTGCAATCCTCTCTATTTATAAGTCGATGATGTACGACAAACTTGTTGGAAGTAAACCTGAGATGACCAAGAAGGTTAATCAGGCTCCTAAGATGCTCAAGCCAGGGACAAGTACCCCAGAGGCTAGGGTGACGCAGGAGGTAAAACAAATGCGCGGTCGTCTCAAGTCCACAGGAAGGGCTAAAGACGCTGCATCACTATTTGAACGCTTTTTGTAAAGGAAATTAAAATGGCTGCTACCTTTTCAGCACATACCGTAATCGGTCTCCGCGAAGACCTCACCGATGTCATCTATGACATCTCCCCCCAAGACACTCCAGTGATGTCGTCAATCGGGAAAGGCAATGCCCGCGCTGTTTACCACGAGTGGCAGACGGACTCACTTGCTGCGGCTACGACTGCTAACGCCCTTGTTGAAGGTGCTGACGCTTCTGACGCTGCTGTTTCGCCTACCACGCGGCTCGGAAATTATACGCAAATTGTGGGAAAGACGATTCGTGTCAGCGGAACACTCGAATCTGTCGATAAGGCAGGGAGAAAA